GTTTATTAACTCTAGCTTCAGACTTTTTGTCAATACTTCCTAATACTTCTGTTCGCACCCCTGATAGTAAGTTGTGCGTTTCTATATTACGAATATCATTTTTTAAACTATCTATATTACTTCTAGTAATAAGGCCTGCATTACCTAATAAAGATCCTTTCGAATCTGTTTGCGCTCTAACAGTACCTCTTGCATCTGTAAATCTTGCTACTGTATCAAACTTATTAACGGCATTATTAAGGGTGTTATACTTTACGTACCATACTCTCTCAAAAATTGCCTGTTTCATGAAAGCGGAAAGTTCTGTGGCACTCATATTTAACTATAGTTAGCTGCATACTGATCAAGCACGCGCTTGATATGCGATGGAAGGTTAGTAGTAGTTACGTACTGAATCTGTATATCGTTAGTACCGGGTGCTTTATTACTATGAATTGCCATATCATTTTTAATGTAGTAGGTAATTAGATCAAGTACTGCTAATTTTAAATCTTCAGGAACTACTAAAAATCCTGCTTTATACGTTAGTTTGTAACCATTTATTGCTACTGGAAATCCATCGTACCATGTAGACACAATATTATTACTAAATTTAGATAAAGCATAATCATCATATTCTACTAAGGTGGTATACGTTTTTCCATAGTCCTCTGAGTATTCTAGTGATACAATAGAAAGTACTGGGTATTCTTCTGGAACTATAATAGTAGAGCCACCCTCATGAAACTCTATTTTTGCGTCAATTGCATAATCTATAAAAGTTCTACGACAAAATGTTTTTACTAACTCGCTAACTTTAGGTATAATTAGGTCAATAAGTGAATCTTGAGTTGGACTATTTAACCCTAGATACTGCTTATACTCTGTTTTTGTTACTAGTGAGAGTCCCATGGTTATTCCTTATTAGGTGCTAGGGTCCGGCCCTTATGCGCAGGTGTCTTACCTGCAAATAATCTTCCTAAGCAACTATGGCTTAGGTTATGCTCTCTGCAAAATGCTCTAACACAGGTAACTGTATAAACTAGGCCTTCAGGAGATATAATACTAGGTAAAACTAGGCCTTTAGTTTCTGCTGTATTAGAGTTAAACACTCTGGTACCTTTAATACTAAGCATATGTTGATACTTTTCTTTATCATACTCACTAAGCCATTTATGTGTACTACCTTTAGAGATACTCTTAACTACCCACCTAATTCACTTTTGTTACTTGAGCCACTTTAGTAAGTGGTACTATAGGGTTACTAATAATATATTCTAATACACTTATTATGCTATCATTAGAGAACTTAGAACTACGGTTATTCTCACCTAAATTACGTGAATTTTTCAGGCTAGCTAACTGCAAGTACCTATCTGGGTACTCATCTGCTAACCACCTATGCATACTTCCTTCCAGTATTTTAGCTATTACATGCTCAGAAACCACTGTTAGTTCCGATATTTCATTATAGCGTAGTTTAGGGTAGTCTATTAAATAGTTGAACGCTTCTAATACTTGTGCATTGCTAAATTTAGATAATCCATTTAATTCCCCACATTGGGGTATATATTCTCCTGCTTTATATGCGCTATTAAAGCCATTATCTACTGCATCCCATATTTCTATAGTTTCGTTTTCAAAATCATTTAGTTCTTCTATAGAACATTCACATAGTACCTCTAATGTAGGGTTACCATACTCTATATAGGCTGCCCGCATTTTTCTAGCATGGGTACGGGATTTAAATAAAGCTAAATGATCATCTAACCGTTTCTCTATTCTGCGGCTCTGCCCTATATAAACTTTATCTGTACCAGTAAAGTTTAATTTATAAATTCCTACTGTCATTTTATTTTCTCCTAGTGAAAGAAAAGGCTAGGTAATATCACTAGTATTACCAGGGCAGCTAAACCCATTCGCCTATATTTATCTTTAGTAAGAACTCATTAAGCTCTTACTAAAGACAGGACTACTTAAAGTCCAGTCTTATTAGTTAATTAGCTATGCTAATTATACTAGCCACCTAAACACTGATACGCCATGCCCAAGATTACTTGTTAGTTGCGTCATACCTGTACGTAGGGAAGCAACTAAAACCTTACGTTGAGTTTCAACTAGGTCTTGTTGATCAAAACGCAAACCACGTTGGTTACCAACGATAAAGTTACCAGACACTAGAGCAATAGCTCCAACGTTAGCAGTATTACCACCAGTATTAACACCTGCTGTCTTAGCAGGAAGTTCTGCTGAAACAATTACTGGGCTTCCACCAACCATACCAATTTGACCATTAACGATAGTGGCTTTAGGACCAACTTTATCCATAGTTTGGAAAGTGGTATCTTCTAGCAAGTCGTAGTAGAATTCAGTGTTAACGATGAAAGTAACATCGTTAGGGTCAAGACCCCAAGCACCTAGATCTTTACGCAGTGAACGTAGAAGAGCGATTGTACCGGCATTAGCAACTTGAGCAGTTACAGCAGATACGTCATCATACTTAGCAAGACCTTTAACTGGGTCAGCGCCTGAACCAGCACCTAGCAAGTAAGCTTTGTCTACAGACTTAGCAACACGACGAACCATAGCGTCACGAACGATAGGCATTAATGCAATCAGAGAATCTTCTTCTTCTTCATACATCATATACTCGTTAGTAGCTAGTTTGTATGAGTTAAGAGTAATTTCACTTAAACGATGGGTTTGGCTAGCACCAGCGGATGCAGTAGTACCGAACTGAGCGTTAGTAATCCAAGTACCATAACCAGCTTCTGGGTTCAGAGGCATAGTCATTACGTTGGTTTGCATAGTAATGTTGCGCATTAAAGGAGCAACAACTAGCTTACGACGTACTTCAGATTCCATGTTTAGAGAAACTTCAAGTTCCCAAGTGGTAGACGCTTGGTGAGAAGGATCTTTTCCACCAACGCTAGCTTTAGTAGCTAGTTCTTTACCAAACTTAGTGGCTTCGATAGCCTTGCCCGAAAACTTAGAAAGCAATACAGCTTTTTCCTTATCTTCATAGCTAATGTCAGCCTTAGTATCAGCAAAGCTCATTTTAGATTTTTGCATAGCTACGATTTCAGCAGCTTTTTCAGCTAGAGCTGTTTCCAAACCACTAATAGCGCTCTTGGTGCTTTCGGTTTGTTCAGCCATGCGCTTTTCGATATCAGCGATTAGACGCTCGGCGCCAGTAGTTGAGGTTGCTAGAGCAGCCTTAACACGTGCATCCATATCAGCAGCAGCTTTTTCAGCAGCTTCTTTCTCGGCCTTCTCAGCGGCTTGAGCAGCTAGAAGAGATTTAGTAGCTTGTTCAGCGGCAGACTTAGCAGCATTATCAAGCATAATTTGTAGTTCTTTTGGATCCATATTCCATTCCTTTTTGTGTGTGCTCGTTTTATCCGTTAAGGATTCTAGCCCTTTAGCTGAGTCGCCTTTAGGTGTAAATTGAGCTTTGAAACTATTATAATCTTCGGCACTAGAAAATGCTTTAGAAAGGTTAAACAGTGTATTTTGATTCATAGGTACTGAAACTACAGAAATTTCTACTAGTTCTAGCTTCTTAATCAAAAACACTTCTGCGGCTGCATTATACTCGGCATCTAGAATTCTAAACCCGATACTGAAGGCTGTTAGGACTTCATCTTTAATTAGATTAAAAATTTCGGCAGCCGCTGAAATTCTTGCTTTTACCCAAAGTCCTGTAGCGTCTATCTTATGCTCGATCATACGACCTATAGGATCATCGTGATCGTGTTGTGCTAGAATAATAGGGTTTTTAAGATAGTTTTTAATACCATCTTCCCATACACTTGCAGGTACTACATCACCACCTCTATCGATGTCTACGGTACTAGCGTATCCTTCAATATATATAGATTTTATAGCATCTTCTACCTTGGGAAGCTCTTTGGTAAAAGCACTACTTATATAAAGTACTTTATTTTTATCTACCATGATACTCCTTATGGTGGTTTAGGTGCGTCCGGTTTTTTAGGCGCTCCTCCTACGCTAGAATCTGCTGCTGACCCTGCAATATTAGCAGGAATTCTGATTTCATCAGCTCCAGGTAGCTTAGGATAACGCAGTTCTTCTCTAGCCTCGTTAGGGGTTAAAATTCCTGCATTAACTAATGTAGAATGATACGAGGCAATATCTTTTAGTTCTGGCTGAAGCGCAGAAACATCAGTAGTTATAGGACCTATATCATATCCGAAAAATCTTTCCATTGCTGATACGTACTTCTTAACAATAGGCATTACTGTTTCTAAGTAAAATAGTCTAAGATTAGGGGATATATTAGCATTATTACCACCATCTAATAAGATTGGTGGTATTCCAATTGCTTTGAGAATCTTAGTATCATGGGTTTTGATACTAACATCAAAGTCTAACTCTTGGAATGTTGAACTAGCCATAGGACTTGGTTTAAGCCCGCTATCTAGGATCATTGGGCGTCTAGCCCCGTTTTTTGGGCTGTATTTAACAGACCATTCAGCAATTGTTTTGTCTTTAGCAACCTTACTAAGAGTATTTTCAGTAGTTAGGATAAGTCCTGCAACGGCTCCATTTTCAAAAAATTGATTTTGAAAGGCTATCATTTTGGATAGGGTTCTAATACTATTGTCAGCTGCTGCTAACCTACTAGAACCCCTATAAATTGAGTGACTGCTAATATCTCTAATATGTATTACTTCGTTAGGCGACATTTCTACTGTGCCGTTATACGTGTAGCTTGATACTAATGTTTTTGTATCAGTTATAATCTGTACATTAGAAGCAGGTAGATGATATAAGAATACCCCATCATAGTATATAAAGATATTACCTTCTAAGATAAAATCTGTAAATATACTGGATCTAAAATCTTGGACTGATTGATATGGATTAGGACGATAGTTTAGCAATTGTTGTAGGTTTCTAACTCTTACACCTGCTACAATTCCGTCAATTACTTTGTCTCTAATATCATAGTCTAAAGAGGAACAAGCATTAACTAATAAATTTACGCCTCTATTTACCGATTCTAGCCTATCAAATGCTGTAGTATAGCTAACGTTACTAGTAGACCCTATGTTGGCCCCTTCAGCGTAGCTAATATATTCTTGAGCTGGATTACTTTTAGTAAACCAGTCTTTTGGATTATACCATGCCATAATCTTCCTTAATAAAATTTAGCAAAGGCCCCTAATCCAGTATTCTTAGTTTCTGCAGTAGGTGCATCAAAGGTTTTACCTTCTGCTTTAGCTTTCTGTATTTCTATCCACCGCTCTTGCTTTAGTACCGAACTATGTAAAGGAGACTTTCCAAAGACTGAATGTAACTTCACATGGTGATTATTACATAAAGTATATACTAAGTCGTAGATCTCATGATTATGTTCTTCAATGAATTCATCTCTAACTGCTAGTATACCATCATCTGTGGATATATCGTACTTCTTTTTGATAGCCCAGTCTTCTAAAAGACGAGTAAGGGAGTGTAGGTGGTGTAATTCTAGGT